ACAGTTTCCATAACTTCGCCACTTGGTTTAATTTCGATTAACTCAGCATGATTTTTTCCAGTTTTATCTTGATATAAAACAAAGAAATCTGGCACATATATTGTTTGTCTGTTAGTAAATGGGTTAAAATATGGAATGTTAATAGATTCGCTTGCCCAATGGAGTACACTTGAATTGTTATCACAGAAATTCATAAATGCCCATTCCCAACTACTACGATAAGTGGGTATTCTTTTACCTGTATACTTGGCAGGATTCTTTAAGATATATTTCCCTTTTGCATATGTACTCATGGAATAATATTCCTTTGAATCCATTGGTTAGTTTTTAATGGATTTCCAAATCCTATTTTGCTAGTTGGGTTACGCAGACTGTTAAAAAAAGTAATGAATAATGGCTTAAGATCTGATGAGTTTGCAGCTTTGTCAAAATCATTGATTATTGCAATTGGATCCAATTTATTTTTGTAAGTAAGTGCAATAACAGTTTGAGTTAATTGTTCTGCTGCAAGTGTACTTGTTGTTTTTGTTTTAAAAAATGCCAGTATACGATCATATACTGCCGAGTCTACAGGGACAGACTGACTGTAATAGTTGTCAAAAAAACTTTGATTTGAAGATGTGGTTGTGATTTGTAATGAATTTGTTGCCATATATATATTTAATTAAATTTTATTGTATAATCTTTTAACCGATACACTCGATGTTGAATTAAAATTTGGACCAACTAACTTACTACTGCGCTGATTTAATACCGCATTTGTAACAACAGTATTTGAAATGCTACCACTCTGTTTACTACTGTTAATGTAGTTAATGGCAATACTTGTTAGATCTGCTGCTGGTGAAACTTTAAGATTAGATATAAATTTTAGAGCATTTGCAATCTCTGCTTGAGTGTATCCTAACGAAATTAAATGTTCTTTCCATCCCAAACCATTATAAATTGGTTGAGTAATTGCTGCTGGGTTGCTGAAGTTAATGCTTGATGTTCTAGTTCTGTCCTGCCCAAAATATGTTTTACCATATTTTGCTAAACGACTTGACTTAGGATTCTTTATATAAATTTCTGCAATTTCAATTATATTTGTTCCAGCAGGCAAGTTAATTGAATTAACAAATAACTCAGCTGCTGAAATTTGAGATTGTGAATATCCTTTTTCATATAGAACTGCCTGCCATGAATTAGCGCCATAGGGATTTCTTTTTAATGTTCTAACAGTGGTATTATTACTATACGCATAATCACCTGATATTTCTGTTGATCCATAATTTGAATTCACAACAATATCCGGTGTAATAACTGGAAATACATACGAATCGTTAGTTAACGGGTACGATGTGTTTATTATGTCATTAATTTGACCATTAGTAATAGCACTATCAACTTGGTAATTTCTATTATATGCTTGTTGTTGTAAATCTAAATTTGTAGTTGTAGTTGGAGGATATAGTGATGTAGAACCATGTTCTGAACCCAAACCAGTAGATGTTGCACCACTGGTATCATATGCATTACCGTCACTGAATCCAGGTATATCACCTGATGATTGCCCATATGCATATTTTACACCGGTGTAATGCACAGTCATTGATGCTTCCATCAATCCTGTGCCTTCTGTGTAATCATGTGTATCATGTGTAAAATTGCTTATGACAGGACCTTCGATTGTAATCTTTTGAGCTTGCCCTTGATACATACTATAAATTTCGATATTTTTTATAAATGGGTCTGAATTGGCTCCTGCAAATCCCCAATTTGAATTTGTTCTGTTATCTGAATAGATATCAGACGTATTATAATCCTCATCATCATGAATACCATCATCAAAATAATAGTTGTAATAATTTTGCCAGAAATCTCTTAATGTTCCTGTATTGTCATCATGAAATTTAATGCTAATTGGTGTGTACTTAATCTGGCGTTGTACAATAACTTTTTTGTTGTATTGATTAACGTCTTGTACATCAACTTCAAATTTAGGAAGTTCAACTGATTTAACAGCATAATTTAATTCAGTATTATTTTGAGTTAATGTTATCTTAACATAAAATGCTGTTTTGTATTTTGGAGCTCGAGCATAATTATTCGAACGAAATATGCTAGAAGCGTGTGCATAATCACGCATTGACATGCACACCTCCAGCGCCACTTGGCGAATTGATTAATACTAATTCGCCAGTAGCCATTGTTTTATTATCCAGTAATTGCGCCGCCGCCACCAGTAATGATCTGAGCAGCATTATCATAACGAATCTGCATAGTAATAGTAGCAGGCTCATTATCTTTATAATCAAAGTTGTTATAATTTACTTCGCTGATAAAGCAACCGTATAATTCCCAAGTCTCAAGTACTGTTGCTGTACCTGAATTTCCGCCGTCTAATACTTCAAACTTAGTTTGGAACTTATAGTCAATACCTGATCTAGCACTCGACTGCTCAGCAAAATCAAACTGTCTTTGAATCTGCGCAGCAATAACATTTGCTACTGCACCGTTAACATCATCACGGATATTAACGGTTACAGGTTGCCATTCTGGCTTGCCCTGTAGATATAGCTTGCTGTTATAAACATCAATTGTGATTGGATTAAAATTAAGGTTTGGACGAGTAAAGTCCATGATCTGCTTTGTAATCTCCCCGCCTTCACTAGCGGCAGTCCTTCCAAGATCTATAAATGTAACTCTAAATCGATACTTTAGCTTCGGCATTAATAGACCTTGTGCGCTGGCACTTTGATCTGTTGCCAAAGGCACAGTCATTTTTGTTAAAGATGCAACTGCCATCTGTTTGTACTCCTGTTATAATTATTTATAGTTCTTGTGAAGTTTTTTAACCAGTAGTCAAAAGAAAGGCCTCTTAAAGAGGCCTTTCTTCTTGTTTATTATTACCCTAAAGGAGTTGAAGGAGTTATATTGCCAGAAACAATTTGCCCTGTACCCTTAAGTCTAATTGGAATGTAAATGAACTCAACTGCCTTAATTGGTTCAATTGCAATATCAATGTGTAGTTCATTTCTATCAATTTGAGCATTAGAATTATTAGTTCTATCGCAGACAACTAGATAATCATAAATTCCACGACGTGCAAGAATGTCATTTAACAGACCTTCACATACTGACTTTGCAATATCACGTGTAATTCTATCATTTGGTTCAAATATCAAACGACGTATGCTGCGCTCTAATGTAGTACGTAGATAAGTTACCAAACGTGCAACATTAATACGATCTAATGCAGTAGTGTTTGATGAGCGTGTATGATTACCAAAGTTAACATACCCAGCTTGAGGAAGGTATATAACAGGATTAACTCTGTTAGGATACAACAAGTCGCGAATTCCCTGAGGCGTACCTGTTGTAACAAACTTGTTATTGTCTGCTCGGTTAACATAGCCAATTGACAATACATCAACTGTACCACGAGTGTTGCCAGCTGGAGCAAACCAAAGTTCACTGTTCTGATCACTTAAAACAACAGTCTTAAGTATTGCTGTACTCATTGGGATAACAACTGAACCTACACCGTCTGGAGAATTTACAGTTGCGGCACCTGGATAAAATACTGCGGTATATGGATCATTGATGTTAATACCAGCTTCACCTGTTGCATTTGATCCTGAAGCATTTGTAAGATAACGCTCAACAGTAGTTTGATCAGTTGAAAGTCCCATTGGAACTTCGCCTAGAACAAAACCTGTATTCTTACGGTTATCATTCAATGATTTTAGATCATTTAGTAGTTCTGGATAACCAGGACATACTAGCAAATTAAAGTTCTTTCCTTCTTCAGTAAGATCAGCGTTATTCTGAATTGCTGTTGACATAGCACTAGCAACAACATTTCTAACAGCCTTACGACCAAAATAAGGAACATTGTTATATGCTTTGCCACTATAAGAATGCCAAGTTGCCTTAACATCTGGAAGAGAAGCCAGCGGGAAATCATCTTGATTGAAATAATTAGCAATATATTTCTTTACATTGTTACTGCTTCGACGTGTATTAAACAACAAGCAACCATTTGGATATAGATCTGCTTCCGGAGCATCAACATCGACACCATCACTAGTTAATAGTGAAGTAATTGTTGGAACATCATCTGTCAATACATTAGCTGTACCGTCAGCGTCCCAGCGAGCATCAGCAAATACAACACCATTTTCAGTTGTTGCATCTGTAACATCTAATGCCACCCATTGATTAATGCTTGATTTTGATTCCCAACGCCAAATTTTCGGATAATTATCAAAGTCACTTGTATCAATCCACAAGTCACCGTATACTAGTGACTCGTTCATGCTGTTCTCAGTTGGCTTGCTAAAGCTAACAATTGGACCATTTGGATCCGTTGCAGTTAAGTCGTAACCACGTGCATCAACTTCTACGTTACGATATCCTCTCCAAACATTATCCTCATTAATCATAATGTCTACATCAGTGGCACCTTGATAGTACCATAGTGCGCCATTGGCAGGAACATCAGTTGGCTCTTCAGGCTGTTTAGTAATTGCAGGAGTTGTTTGGATGATCCAGTTGCTTACAATAAGGTCACCGCTATTGCCTTCTCTAACATTAATAGAACCTGTTGTGATTCCCAAATCAGTTAATGGTGTTCCACTAGTTTCATTTAGAACAATTACGCCGCCTGCTGTATGAGTTAAGCTTAAATTGCCAGAAGCAGTAACAGTTGCATTGATATTATCAATATCAGCTGCTGAAATTAATTCTGCAACCTTTGCAATAGTATTGTTTGGTGATGATGGAACAGTAATTGTTACTGAATTAGTGAATGATGTAGAACCAATCTGACTGGCCTTAATAGTAAATGCAGAAGTAGCTGTAAGTGTTGAATTAGTAGTACCTACTATGCTAGTTACACCACTACGATAACGTGTTAATACAAGGAAACTTAAAGTGTTATCTTCTAGTACGTCATACTGTGTATAGATTGAATTACGAGAAATACCAAGACCGCCTCTTGTTGGATCTAAGTTATAGTTTGC